TCTCTCGCGACATGTACCAATAGTAATCTGCATTGACTTCTCCTAAAAGAGATAGCTGTATTGTACACTCACTTATAGAGGGACACGAACCTTACGCAAAAAAGGGGAGGTCAATAAGACCCCCCCAATTAATTGTACATGCGCACACAAATCCTATGTGACGACCCCTGCCACTCAATCTTTCATTACGCAGAAATCCTCAGCGGAACTTTATGCCAGGAACGTCCATTCTAATACAACTGTTCCAGCGATGTCAGCAGAAAGGTCTGTGCTCGTGTCGTCTTCCCATGTATCTGCCACATTGAAGTGTACAGTATGAGCGTCGGCGATTTCTATAATGTGCGGAGCCCCAGCCGTTGGCGCCAGTGTTTTTACTTCTGCCGTACCATCAGCAAGTGCAGTCTGCCCGATTAGAAGGTCCTCGAAGCCACTCGTGCCATCAAGTGTGGCCACAGAGCCAGTCCCTATAACGGTTCCGATTCCAACATCGGGCGTATCGGCTTGCTGCTCAACAGTCGCGGTGACTCCCATAGACATATATGTGTGATGAACAACGATAACGCCAGCGGGGAATGTGTAAAGTAAATACCCATCGCAAATCAAGGTATTGTCCGCTGTAGTCAAAGCGTCTGCCTGGCTAACTGTTAATACAGTGACATGGTTGCGACCGTCGCCATATTCCTCAGCTGTAACCCCAGTATTTGGGGTACCGGCATTGGCAATATTCCTTGCCTGCGTTTGGCCGACGCCCTTGGGGTAATCTTTTCCTCTAAATATACTCATGTTTTATTCCTTTTGATGTCTTAAATTACCGTGCAGCATCAGTCTGTTATGATTGACAAATACAGCGCCACATTCAGAGCACTTGGGCAACTTGCTGGCATCCCCATCGAATGGGTCGGTATATCTTCCGAGTTTAGGTTTCCCATCAACCTTAAGACCCCATAGCTTATCATCGTTTCTCATCCCGACGAGCTTGAAGACTTCTCCGATATCCCTTGTCTTACCTGCGTACCCGTAGCTCTTTCTGGCTACTACAAACTTTCCAGTAAAGTTGCCCATAGTTCTCCTTAGTTTTAGTCTACTGCGTCGCTCATGAATAACCCAGATGGCTTTGCAACAACTTTCTGGTCGAAGAACGAGCGTACTTCAATGTAATCACCCATTCTTTCGTCATCTCGGTATTTTCTTGCCCACTGAATTCCGCTGCCCATTCCGGTGTTCCAATAGAATGTATAACCAGCAGATGGGTCCCAAACTGTGGGGCGAGGAGCAACGTACATTAACAGAGCATCGTCGTCCCAAGCAGCTGTGTAAGTCACTGATGCTTCGGCTGTGCCTTCTGCGTCTGCGGTGTATACACTCTTGCCAACCAGAACCCGGTCTACATCGAACAGCGTGGCAAGCAAATCAGAAGTAGCAATACCGCGCTCCGTATAGATAATCCGTTCTAGAACATCGGGGTGGTCAACTAGCCTGTCGTACGTCAGGTCGCCCAATACCAATGTGTTCGGGTCTAGCCCAATCAATCTACGGATAGTGCGAGTGAACTCGCGCATGTCTGTGATTGGTGAACTCGTACCGTATGAACTCCACTTGGTGAAGTCGGTTGTTCCGGTTTTATCAGTGCCCCAGACGCCTGTCTTCCAGAAGTCTGTTACAAAGCTGAGCTCGCGTACCATTTCCAACTTGTCGGCAACCAGCATGGCTGCATCCCTGTCAGAATTAAACGGAGCGTCCTCATTAGTCCGGCGCTCGTCACTAATAAAGTGTCGGCGACCGTATGAGAGACAGCGATATGTGGGCGTAGTGTCTACTTCGTAGCCAACATCGCCAGCTATTCCAGCCTCACCGAGAGGGATGGACCCATCGTTTCGGAAGAAGGCTGATTGATTCATTGCTGGGATTATGTCGGTTTGTTTATCGACAGGCACCAACGGGAAAATTTCGTCCGCAATATACTTTGAATTGTGAAACCCGGTCAAAATATTTGTAAGCGGTTTGTTAACATGTACATCAGATGCAGCGGGATTGTATACTGGCATTTTATAACTCCTTTATGCGCCACGACCGCGAGATTGTAATATCATCTCGCCGATTTCATTTACGATACCACCGACAGTGCAGATTCCGGCGATATATGCTGAGGAGCCACCGTTACCCACGGTAAGTGGCGTAGCCCTGCCAGCGTTGTCAGTACCGAGCAATTGCCCAGCAGTGATTGTAGTTCCCAACACAATTTTGGTATGTCCATGTGTTCGAATAACGACACCCTCTCCAGTAACGCCTTTGGTTTGCAGCACTCCTACCATTATGTCGGTAGTAGCAGAGCAAATATCGACTTGGTCATCTGTAGTTCCGTCCACCATAGCGAATCGGAACTGTGAAGACGACATATCGTCTTTGGCTTTGAAACTGGGGTCTTGCCCATCATATTGTTTAGCCATTTTTATTCCTCTTTATGCTCCGCGACCGCGAGACTGAAGTATCATTTCTCCAACGTCGTTTAAGTCTCCGCCAACGGTGCAAATCCCAGCGATATAGGTTGTGGTATCTGAGCCAGCGGCAATTCCTAGTGCTTTCCCGGCGGTGCTGGTGCTAAGTAATTGCCCAGCGGTAACTGTTTCGCCTAATATAATTTTAGTATGTCCATCGACTCGGACCACAACACCCTGCCCCGTAGTCCCTTCCGTTTGCAGCACTCCAACAATTACGTCGGTAACAGCGCCGCAGACATCAACTATATCGTCACCTTCCATGTTAACGAAAAGATACTGCGAACTAGACAAGTCGTCATATGCTTTGAAACTGGGGTCCTGTCCGTCATATTGTTTAGCCATTCTATCTACTCCTCTCTACTTCGTAATGTCTTGGTGTTTTCTTTATCGTATTCAGTGTATAGTTCTGGGTTCTCGTTGTTGACCTGTGTGTAAGCGTCGCTATACGATGCGCCCTCTTTAACCTTAGCTTCGACCAGGGCCTCAATTTTCTGAGTGACCGTGACCGCGCCGTCGTTATCGTGACCTTTTTCACCGAACAGTTCTGCCGCTTTTTCCTGGTTGCCCAGCGCGCGCAATACGTTCAGCAGTGTATTGTAATGGACTTTGCCTTCACTGACGTCTGCGTCTTCCAGCCACATCAGCTCGTCAGCAAATTCAGTTTCCGCCTCGGGGAGACCGTGAATTTCTTTCGCAACTTCAGCGAACTCTAATTTACGTTTCCCGATTCGTTCTTGTTCTGCTTTCTCTTCGGCGAGCTTGAGTTGCTCGTCATACTTCTGCGCTTTGTCTTCAAGCTCTTTCATCTTGTCTTCAAGCTCAGTAATCTGCGTGTCTTTCACACCCAACTGTTCTGCGAATGCTTGTTTTTCTTCCTCGCTCATTTTCAGCTCCTCTGATTGTTCTTCCTGTTCCTGTTCGTCAGCTTCTTCCTCGGCAGGCGCGTAAGTCTTGCCGTTTTTCAAGTCGCTAAACCATGAGCCAATACTTTGTAGAAAGTTTTGTTTTAATTCGCCCATCTGGTCTTCGTTTAATGTAACTTCAGGCATTATATCCTCCGTATCTTCTTCATCGTCCTCTGTTTTCTCCCATTCTCCATCGGAAAACATTAAGGTGTCTTTTCCAAGTCTGGGCCTTGGCGTGATGGCTATCCCCAGTGCTACGTCGTCGTATTTCTCGCCGTCCACTCCCGGGAAATCATCGAACCAAATCTCGGGCGATGCATACTTATAGCCCTTCTCTTTAATCTTTTCAATTGCTCCATCGTTGAACTGTGGTCGCCACTCTATACCAGTATCGCCAATGCGTAATTCGCCGATATGTCCGAAAACACCCAGCTCGTCGTTGTGCAATATGTTAATTGGTAAGTCGTAGTCTGGAACAACACCAAAGTTCTTTATCATATTCGCCCCACGCTTCGGGGTGAACTTTATCTCTTGCCCATAATGATAAACAGTCTTGAACGGAAAGAATAACTTCCATTCACCATCCTGCATATCGTCGAAAGGTATTACGAATTTAATCTTTTCCATTATTCCCCTTCATTACACTTGCAATATTACCATCAGTGTTAGACTTGTTGCAACCTTACAGGTCGTCGGGCACATTATCGTCATCCGCATGCTCAAATAGTTGCCCGGGAGACACGGAATGAATCTTAACTGGTCTCTTTCCATGCGTTACGATAATGTATGTACCGTATCCAGGCTCGTTATCTAAGAAGTTCATCAACGGTAAATATCTGATGATGTATTGTCTAAGCGTCTGTATATCTGGTGTTTTAACCATTCAACAGCTCCAGTATCTCGTCCCAAGAACTCGCTCTCTCAGCATCCCCGGCGCCAAAGCGGTTGTATGGCTTGTCTAAAATAATAACCCTGCATATCTTAGATAACCTGCGTGCAGACGCCGCGTCTGACTCTATGAAGACATCAATCTTAGAGAGCTTTACCCTGATGTCCTTGTTCTTTGTGTGGCTTACATCTGCTACCGGCGCACCGTTATTGATAAGGTAGTCAGCTATTGTGCTGACTAGATGTCTATCGATGGATGTGATGCCGTATATCTCGTGTCTTAGTGCAATGATATCCAGCGCTGGTAAAGCGCCTGGCACAACTGGCATCTTTGCATATGTCCTCTCTGAGGATTTCCATGCTGTCAGATTTGCATCTGATATCATTGGATACATTTCCTCGAATGTGCTCGCACTCTTCTGCTGCGGCTCTCCGAAATAATTGTCTGCCGCTTTGAGCATATCGAGAACGGTGCCCGTTAATTCAATTCCTATTTTCACAACAACCCCAAAATGATTACAAGAGCTACTCCTATCCCGTAAAGGAAAAGCAACCCAAGTATCTGTTTCCTATCCTCTTCTTTCTTAGAAGACTCGACCATGATATTTGTACTGTACAACATGTCTACATCCATTTCCGCACTCATTACTCCCTATCGGAGCGAGCAACGTCGGGTCTACCCACCCTTTTTCAATTTCTGCGCTACAGCCAGCGCATGTTCCACTATCACTTGGACCGACATATCTTCCCAGTATCCCATCTCCAGATAAAACTCCTACGCCCCAATCCATTTCGACTGAGTTGTTTGGGAACGCGCCGTCAAGGCTTCTCTTGGAAACATATGCGTTCGCATGATTCCCGAAGAGCTTGAAGATGGAGTGTGCATAAGTCCCGACCCTGTAACGGAACGAGCTTATCGCACCGGCAACAGCGAGCTTTCGCATATTACTCTCTGCGTCTCTGGCGGTTTTCATTATCATTTCTTTGAACGCCGGTACCAGACTGTTCTTTAAATATTCAGACTGTACCATTAGCTCATTAACAATAACCATTAAGGCGTCAACTCTTGGATTATCATCTGTGAAATTACGCCACGCGATAATCATTTCATCGTTTAGCTTTTCTCGTAGAGCCACGTACACCTCATTGGAGTACCAGTCTACTAAATCAGCCCAATCATTTTCGTTCGCCGTCTCAAGGTCTTTCGGCAATTGCTTGAGCGCTTTGTCGTACGCGGATATCATACGCAGTGCAATCTGGTCAATTATGCTAGAGACCTCTTTTGCTCTTGCTACGTCAGCAAACTCACTTGCCTTAACCACCTCGTCTCCAGTGTCTTGCTCGTCTGGCAAGTTCGCTTCGCCGACCTTCTTGGTTGATGCTGGAGCCCCTGGCTCCTGCTGCGCCGGAAGGTTAGGTTTAAGCATTAGCCCAGACTCTTTGATTTGCGGAAGCCCGATGGTTTCCCTGACAGATTTCTCTGTTTCAAGGTCGTAAGTTAGTATGCCAGCATTGTAACCCTTAGAGATAACCTCGGCATAATCGCCTATGTCAATCTTTGTAATCTTTGGGAAGACAAGCTCTGGGTATTTCTCTGGTTCTGGATATGAATTGAGTTCAAGCAGTCGCGGGATGCCGTGTCTATTGATAACGCTGGCCACCTGTCTAAGAAAGGTGTTCAGTGCGCTGATATACATAGCAGACTTATCCTTAATCATCGCCCAAGAGCCCGCATCACTAGATGACCCCATCACAATGAAGCCCATCAGCATTGTCTCTGCGAAATCTTTCTTGTGCGACTGGATAACTTGTCCGATATCAATTGCTGGGCCAGTTGGTGGCATTTCGTATCTGAACTCCCATCCGGCGGGGAGTGTTAGCCCTACCTCGCTGCCCATTTTTACATTGCGAACTATTCTCTTTGCTTTAGTGAGGTCTGAATTCGTCCCGCTGGTCATGTCCGCACCGTCCGGCATAACAATAACAGGCGTCCCGCTCATGCGCTCGCAGACTATCGCTTGGAGTATGTTCAGGTTCTTAATGAAGAACCATGGCTGATATGCTCCCTCCAAGACAGATTGTCCTTCAGGGTTATTTTTTCCAGCTCCGGTGGTCGTGAAGTGTAGCATCTTTTCAATTGGTATGTATACTGTATCGGAGTCCCACTGCTGATGCATACCTTGTAATCCACCATTGCTATCAAATTCCCATTTGTCAAGTGTGATGGGGTGTCTCGGCGCCCATTTGCGCCAATATATCTTTCCGTCTTCGCGTCTCTCGTATACTAACTCCTCGTCGAAGAACCCGTATACTATATACCACACAATATCGCCCATAATTTCTTCCCATGAGCGGGTCATCGTATGCAGATTGCGCTCGACATGTTCCGCCATCTCGATATCTATCGCAGAGTCGCCTCCGGGTGAGATTTGTGGCGCAACGGACTTCATAAACATAGCTGTCGTTTGAATCATCGC